ACAATTCCACAGGTTTAACAATTTATATGTATATGTTAGCTGGTACAGATAGAACATCTGGTACGCTAAACACAACTTGGAGTGCATTAACAACAGCTAATCGTGCAGTTGGTCAAGTAAACCTAGCAGACTCTACATCTAACTACATTAACATCACAGGTGTCCAACTAGAAATAGGTGAAAACGCTACACCCTTTGAACACAGAATGTATAGCCAAGAGTTAGCTATGTGTCAGAGGTATTATTATGTACTTGCCGAAGGCGATAATCAAGCCATAGCAGTAGGATATTATTATAATGCTACGCAATTAGGTGTGGTTGGAACACATCCAGTTCAAATGAGAGCAACTCCTACAGTAGACCAAACAACTGGTACAAATTATTATTCTATATCAAGAGATAATAATAATGACCCGTTTGATTCATTTTCTGTTGCTGGGTCTACAAATAATAAAAATTATTACCTATTTAATAATACGCAAGTATCAGGAACAGCTGGTCAAGCAGGAATAGTGTACAATTATACAACGAGTGGTGGAAATGCTTATGTTGCTTTATCTGCGGAGTTATAATTATGACATATAAATTAATCAGAGATGTAATGACAAATGAAATACAAGCTGTAAACAAAATTACAGAAGGAAAAATGTTGTCAATCCCATTTGACCCAGCTAACACAGACTACCAAGAATACCTAGCATGGGTAGCAGAAGGTAACGAACCAGAAGCGGCAGACTAATGTTTGGGTTTAATACATTTGCCCAAAATCCGTTTTCATCTATAACGGCAGGACAAACCTTATTAGGTGTAGCATCTGTAAACGGAACAGCAACACTAACTGCTAACGCTTATAGAGTACAAATATCATCAGGCAGTATTACAGGAACTGCAACTACAACCGCAAGTGGATTAGCAATACGATTTGGTACAGGTTCGGTTACATCTAGTGCAACATTATCGGCACTAGCAAGTTTGACTGCAAGTGGTGTAGGTGCAATTACAGGCACAGCAACACTCACAGGTTCTGCACTACGCATACGATTAGGTAATGCTGATATTAATGGTTCTGCAACCATTACAGTCAACCTGTCAGGTTCTACTATCTTTGCAGATGCAAGTATTACAGGTACTGCAACAGTCACCTCTAGTGGTATTGCAGTACGATTAGCAGATGCAGATGTTACAGGTAGTGCAACTGTTACTGCTATTGGTGGTTTTGAAGCAAATGGTTCTGCTATTGTAACTGGTACTGCTACCGTTGTATCTAGTGCAACCAGAGAACGAACCACAAGCGGTAGTGTTCTTGCAAGTGCAACCGCAGAGGCAATAGCCAATATTATTGCAAGTGGTAATGCAAGTATATCTGGTAGTGCATCCATTACGGTTATATTAAGTGGTTCTATTATAGATGCCTACGCTAATATTACAGGTGATGCAAGTGTTACAGGATTGGCTAACATCATTGCAAGTGGTGTTGCAGATGTTACAGGAACAGGTACAGTTTCTTCTAGTGCAGTTGCTATCTACGATGCAGACGGAAGCATTACTGCAACAGGCACAGTTACAGCAATAGGTTACAGGCTAGGTGAGGAATGGACTGATTCTGCAACTGGTAGTGAGGTTTGGTCAACATCTAGCACTTCAAGTGATGTATGGACTGATTCAGCAGTAGGGTCAGATATTTGGTATAGAAAAGGGTAAAACATGGCAAAAACAAAGATAAGCGAATATGATGTAAACGCAGCTAATAACACCGATGTAGATGGTGTAAACTTGGCTGAAGGATGTCCTCCTTCTGGCATTAACAATGCTATTCGTGAAGTAATGGCTCACCTAAAAGATTGGCAATCAGGTGTGTCAGGTGATGGACTATCTACATCAGGTACAATTACATCATCAGGTACACTTAATGTAACTGGTAATTTTCAAATTGGTGGTAGTGCAGGTACATCAGGATACTATTTAAAATCTCAAGGTTCAGGTTTAGCACCTGTATGGGCAGATTTAGGTCTTGGTACAATGTCAACACAAAATTCTAGTGCTGTAAATATTACAGGTGGAACATTATCAGGAGTAACTTTAGGTGGTTTAACTCTTGGGTCAAACGGCACAGGAACAAAAACAATTTCTACATCATCACCAACTGGTGGTTCTGCGGGTGATATTTGGTATAAGGTTTAATCATGACTGTTCATGTCAACGATAGTGGCACATGGAAAGCTCCACAGGTTTATGTTAATGATGGAGGTACATGGAAAGAGCCAACTGAAATTTATATTTATGATGGTGGATGGAAACTAACTTATAAACGAGTTACAGTATCTGCATCTACACAAAGCATAAGTATATACAGTCTTATGGGAAATCCAACTTATCCTGTTACGGCAGTTGTTAATATTGATAGTGGATTAACCATTGGTAGTTCTAGCACATCTACACCTGCTATTACAACAGCAAGTTTACCTGCTGGTAGTGTATTGTATTTAACTATTGGTAGTGGTACTTATGTGGTAGGTAAAGGTGGTGTGGGTGGCAATAGAATTGCAGGTTCATCAGGTTCATCTAATGTAAAAGCAGGAACAGCAGGTGGTACTGCACTTTATACCAGAATCACTACTTACTTAACCAACAACGGCACTATAGGCGGTGGCGGTGGCGGTGGCGGTGGCGGTGGTGTCACTAATGCTAGTGGACAAGCCTACGATGACTACACTGGTGCAGGTGGTGGTGGTGCAGGTAATGCTGTGGGGGCAGGGGGAGTTGGTACAGGTCAATGTGCATCAGGTGGAGCATCAGGTACGCTAACTACAGGTGGAGCAGGTGTTGCATGGTGTTCTAATGCTGGTTCAGGTGAGCAACAAGTAGGTTCTTATGGTGGTAACGGTGGTAATTTAGGTAGTGCTGGTTCTAATGGTACACCATATCAGACACACAATGTAGGTGGTGCAGCAGGTTATGCTATTGACGGTGTATCTTATATTACTAAGAAAACAGCAGGAACAATTACAGGTAGTGAGGTTAATTAATGGCAACACAAAGATTACAATTTACTGAATGGCTACCAGACCAACCATCTATGGCAGGAAGTTTAAACGATGCCAAGAATGTTTATCCGTTATCATTAGGTTATGCACCATTTCCTAATGCAGTAGATTATTCTGGTGCTGCTAGTGAAAACTTAAACAATATTTTTGTAGGTAAGTTTGGTGCAGATGTACAAGTATTTGGTGGTGGTTCTACTAAACTATTTAAAATGGATAATACTGACTTGTCTATGGATGATGTATCTACAACAGGTGGTTATTCTAGTACAGACAATTGGCAGTTTAGACAGTTTGGTAAAAAAGTATTAGCAGCTAATAATTCTGCCAGACTACAATCTTGGGAAATAGGCTCAAGCACAAATTTTTATGAATCATCTACCTACAAAACAGGCACATACAGTCGCTCTGGTACTACTGTAACTGTTACAATTACGGCACATGGATTAACAACAGCAACAAATTACAGGGTAGATTGTACATCAGGCACAGGAACTGATGGAACTTACACAATTACTGTGGTTGATGCTAACACATTTACTTACACAGATAGCGTATCAGGAACAACATCAGGCAATATAAATGTATTTACATCATCAGCACCGATTGCTAAATATGTAACTGTAGTGCGTGATTTTGTAGTATGCGGTAATTTAGATACAGGCACAAATGCTAACAAAGTTGCTTGGAGTGATATTAATGATGAATCTTATTGGGATTCAGGTTCTACAAGTCAGTCTGATTATCAGATACTTCCAGATGGTGGAAACATAAATGGTCTTGCAGGTGGTGAGTTTGGTTTAGTATTTCTTGAAAAAGCTGTGGTGCGTATGTCATACATTGGTTCACCATTGTTCTTTCAGTTTGACACCATATCACGAGGACTAGGTTGTTTAGAGGGTAATTCTATTGCAACTTATGGTAATACATCATTCTTCTTATCAGATGATGGTTTCTATTCATGCGATGGTACTAATGTTGTAGGTATTGGTACAGAAAAAGTAGATAGATGGTTCTTTGATGACTGTTCATTAACAGATTTAGGTAGCATGACTACTGCGATTGACCCTATTAAAAAACTTGTTGTATGGAACTACAAAGCTGTTGATGGCAAACGACATATCTTGGTTTATAACTGGCAAATAAGTAAATGGTCAAGAATAGAAACAGATGCAACTGTAGTAGGTACGATTGCATCTACTGGAACTACATTAGAATCATTTGAAACTGCATATCTTGTAACAGCAGGTAGTTTTGTTGTAGGTAAAGAATATGAAATTTATGGTATTGGTTCTACCGACTTTACACTTATAGGTGCAGCATCTAATACCGTAGGTTTAAAATTTACTGCAACAGGAGCAGGGTCTGGCACAGGTACAGCAACAGATTTGGTTGCGGCAGCAGCAGGTAAAGCAACATTAGAAACACTTGTAGCATCACTAGATTCACGACTTTGGATTGGTGGAAAATTATTATTTGCAGGTGCTAAAGATACTAAAATTGTTACTTTTACAGGCTCTACATACAATTCAGAAATTATTACAACTGATGTAGAAGTAGGATATAACTCTGTTGTAACTCTTGCTAGACCAACGATTGATAACGGAACTGCTAATGTTAAGATAGCAAGTCGTAAAGAATTAGATGATAATGTATTGTTTGGTGCTAGTGTCACCACATCATCTGAGGGTCGTGCATCTATTAGAAGCTATGGCAGGTATCATAGACTATCTATTATTCCAACAGGCACAACATGGACAAATGCTGTGGGAGTAGATGTAGATATAGTACCAACAGGCAATAGGTAATGGCAAGAATTAATATGTATCGTAAGCTACCTTTTCAAGGTGGCGAACCTCGTCTAGTTGCAGAAGTTGTGAACAATGCTGTTGAAGGCAAGACAAATAATACTGGTCAAATAACTTTGGCTACTGGCGGTGCTACTACAACAACACTTTACGATGAGCGTATAGGTTT